TAGTTATTCCTATGCCCACGTTGCCGCTAGAGTCAATACGCATGCGTTCTGTGTTGTTGGTTATAAATCTTAGATAATGATTTGTGGTCGTGCCAAACAAGCTACCAGTGCCATCGCTGCCCAGATACGTTGAAATAGTCCCGTCAGTTTGACTGATATAACCACCAGAAACAGTCAGCTTCGTAGCAGGGCTGCTAGTACCAATACCAACATTCTCACTACTATCAATAGTGATGGCTATAGCGTCTGCGTTGTCATCAATACCGGGCGAGGTGAAAGAACCAGTAAACGTAGGACTAGCCAGCGGAGCCTTAGCATTCAATTGTGTCTGGATTGCTGAAGTCACACCATCAACGTAGTTCAGTTCTGCCGTGGTAGCTGTAACGCCGTCTAGGATGTTTAACTCAGCAGTAGTGCTAGTGACTCCATCCATGATGTTTAGTTCTGCTGTACTTGCAGTCACACCATCAAGAATGTTAAGTTCAGCAGTAGTACTAGTGACACCATCTAGGATATTTAGTTCAGCAGTGCTAGAGGTTACACCATCAAGGATATTAAGTTCAGCAGTAGTACTAGTGACACCGTCTAGGATATTTAACTCAGCAGCAGTAGAAGTAACGCCGTCTAAGATGTTTAGCTCTGCTGCGGTAGACGTTACGCCATCTAGGATATTTAGTTCAGCAGTAGTGCTTGTGATGCCGTCCAGTACATTTAGCTCTGCTGTAGTTACTGTAGCACCGTCCAGAATCTCTAGTTCTGCTTCAGTAATAGTAGCGGAGCCAATGGTAAATGAAGTACCAATGGTAGGTGTGTTAAGCGTGGGTGACGTAAGAGTCTTATTGGTTAGCGTTTGCGTACCAGTAAGGGTAGTTACAGTACTGTCAATAGCAAAGGTTACAGCGTTACCAGAGCCGCTAGTGTCTACACCAGTGCCTCCAGTAAACGTAAGAGTCTCTGAGTCTAGGTCAATGCTCAACGCACCACCGGAGTCTGCTTGGAAGTCTAAGTCCTGTGCAGTAACCTGTGAGTCTACGTATGCTTTGATTGACTGTTGTGTAGCTAGTTTAGTTGCACTGTTGGAAGACATATCGTCTTCATCTTTAATACCAGTTACAGTAGCACCATCACCAGCAATGTTAATGCTAGTGTTAGCTACAATGGTTGTGCCTGTAATAGCGGCAGCAGTAGATGCACCTACAGTAGTGCCGTCTATAGCACCACCGTTTAGATCTACAGTTGGTATAGTTACAGTACCAGTAAACGTAGGGCTAGCTATGTTTGCCTTAGTTGCTGATGCAGTTGCAATATTGTCAAACTCTGTATCAATCTCAGTGCCTTTGACAATCTTGTTAGCGTTACCGGAAGGTAAGCTATCTTTAGCTGCAAAGTTTGTTGTCTTTGTGTAATTGCTCATTAAATTAACCTACCTAAAATTGCCTCAGTGTTTAACTCTTGTATTGACAAAGCGCCACCATTAATTATTGCTTCAATACCGATAGTAGCGACTTTGCCTGAGCCTGTAGCTTTTACTTTAGCTACGTCAATAACAATGGTTGCACTATATTCCGATGTGCTAACATTGTACTCAGAGACACCATATTCAGCAATTAAACTTGTGGCTACTGTAAACGCTTGTTTACTGTAACCTTCTGTATAATCGTAAGCCCAGTTGCCAATCACTTGACTACCTGAACCACCTATAACTGTAAAGGATATTTCCTTCAACATCTTAATTCTGGAAGGATCACCAAAAGACATAGGGTTTGTAAAATACTTCATTGTATAAGTGTCTGTGTCATCCAGAAACTCATCGTACTCATTTATGCCTTTAGCATTACCAAGGTACAAAGTACCATCTGCAAGCCTAGTGCCAGACAGTGCTGTTACACCTGTCCATATAGTTGCTCTGTAGCTACCGTCCTCTAGTGTTCCTCTCATGTCAAACACATAGACTTCTAAGGACGTTGGTAAGAACAAAAGATAAAAAGATTCTTCTGGACTGTAAACAGACTTGATGTTTTTTGTTTCAGCGTTGACTGCCAACATCATAGTGTCTCTTACATTCTTAGACACATTGCCTATAGGGTTAGACTTCTCTTGTATAACTCTACCTAAGCTACGCAAGCCAGAGTCAGACAGGAAGATCAAGTCTGTACCTATTGCCTGTACACTGTCTCTAGCAATACAGCCAATACCAGTAATAACATCGGATAACGTCATGCTGGCAGGAGAAGATGCACCAGAGTACAGTAAGATACTTCTTTTACAGAAGATAACTAAAAAGTTGTTAAACTCTCTAAGTGCTACTATCTCATCAAAGCCTTCAGGAAATACAGTAGTTAAGTCTAAAGATCCTGTAGAACCACCTGTCCACGCATGACCATTCAGTAAGTCAGACCAGTAAACAGTATGCTTGTTACCAGTAACGTCAGCAGCCCATACACGACCAAAAGCTGCTAGAGCTTCATTAGCTTGTGGTGCTGTACCTGTAGCATGGCTGTGGTCGCTTATGTTATCAAGCACACCAGAGCCAGACTCATCAGTGTAAATTAACGGCTCATGTCCTCTTTGAAAGAAGTAAGCATGATTGTTAAAGTTTATTATCTTCCAGTTGTTTGCCGTAGGCGTGTAGCCACTAGGCGTAGCGTCAGTGAGTGTAGTAGTTCCAGTAAACACCTTGTTGTTACCAGCGGAAAACACTACTTTGTCACCACTTTGGTCTACGTACTCAAAGACAGCTTCTATACCAACACTAGACCCTAAAGGTGTAGCACTGCTTGTGATCTTCTTTAGACCTTTACGTGCTGCAATCCTGCCGTACTTATCAATAACAGCATTCTCAGCAATAGATGCAAAGGCAGGGTCTTGTGTTACAGGAGAGTCCTGTGTGTTAAGACCTTTGAATCCTGGAGCGCCTATGTATATGTTCTGACGTTGTTCAGCCATTAGGGTACCGTATATATAAATTCTTCAGGATTCTTGTAAGCATCTATTGCAATAGCGTCTGACAGATGCTTGTCTGCAATTAAGAAGTAATCCTGTGCAGTAGTACCGCCTGTCTCACCACGCTCTCTAGCCAACAAAGCTACAGCGTTGTGAATAATAGCGTTCTTAGGTAACACTGTAGTGTCTGTATCACTAGACAGTTCATCTTCTCTAGCAATTAAATCAAAGCGCATAGAGTACACTGCATCAGGCTTAGGATACACACGTACTTTAGTATCCTCATTACTGTCTATACCACTAAACGTGTATGAGTCTGGAGTGCCTGTGACTTCACCAGAGATATAATATGCGTTGTTAAACCAGTTAGGTGACTCATAACGCATAAAGAAGTTTGATGTGTCGTTAATAGCACTATATATTTTAACACGTTCTCCAGCGTTTGTCAAGCTGTATTCTGTAGTGTCTGCTACAGTAGGGACAATAATAGTTGTACGTAGTGTAGACCACTCATGTGCATCTTCTACAATGCGTTTAGCATCGTTTACAAAGTCGCCTACCATCTTAGAGTAAGCTGTGTTAGCAACGGCAGATACTTCGTCTTCACGTAACCTACGTAGTACCTCGTTGACTATATTCAAATATGTGGTACTCATACTATATTCCTAAACATTCCTTGAGGTGCTGTATATTGCGCTAGTGGTACTGTACGTGCTATTAATTCAGGAGCCTGATACTTCTTTTCAAATAAGAAATCTTCAAACAAACTTTCTGTAACACCTTTAGTAGGTTGAGGTTGTGATATTGATAGTCCTATAGATGGCGCTGGTATATCTAAGTCAACTGAAGGTAAATCTAAGTCTACTGAAGGTAAGTCTACATCTGTAGATATTTCTAAAGAAGGAAGATCAGGAGCTTCTAAAGAAGGAAAATCAGGAGCTTCTAAAGGTTCATATATAGACTCAGCAGCTTCTTTTATAACTTGCACAGGTTCATCAATAACTGCGCCTGCTGTTCTAACTACGTCTTCAGCAGTAGACCCTGCTTCTCTAGCAATGTCTTCAATTACTTTAGGAGATGGAGTAGATTCTGCTACTGCTTCTACAAACTCTTTAGGAGGCTGGAGTACAGTATCGTCCACAACAGAGCCTACTGTTCTTAAAACATCCTCTGCTTTTTTAAGTAACTCAGGTGTCTCTAATACAACGTTTAATTCTGGTACAGGAAGACCGCTTAAAGATCCACCTTCTTTAACATAAGTTCCTAAACCTTTTAGTAAGGCTTCATCAAAAGAAGTTCCTTTCACTAATTCTTTTTCAGTCCTAACTAAACCTTCAACTAAATCATCTTGGTTTATGTTGTAATCATCTTTTAATATAGTATCAGTTAAACCTGCTTTGTTAAGAGCTTCTGTAGTATACTCCTTTCCGTACTTACTAACTACAGCCAATGCAGGATCTCCTGAAGCAACTGCTGCGGTGAACTCTATGTTGTCAGCTACCGCTGTTGCTGTAGGCGTGCCTGCAAGTTTAGTAGCGCCAGCAACTGCTCCTGCTGCTTCCATAAGACCTATGTCTCTACCTGACCCTGAGAGAACCTTAGCACCAGTAAGCAACGCTGGCCCACCAGGAATAAACGAAGATAGAATACTGGCTACAGGACTTGACAATACTTCTTGAAACTTAGAAGGTGTCTCAGGAATTACTCTAGTGCCGTAGTTACCTGCTCCAGAACCATAAAGACCTGTCTCTACATTGTAAGGAGTCTTTGTTAAACGCTCGTCGTAACCTGCTTCTTTCTTAGCTAGGTACTCCTCTCTGTCTTCACCTTCCAGCAAATCAATAAGATTAACCCCAGCAGGAGTGTTTATGTAAACTTTTTCTCCAGATGCAGGGTCAACTTTGTACGGAGATAATCCTTCTCTCTTGTACGTATCCATCCATGATTCAGCAACAGGCTCTTGTACAATCTCTTTGTAAGCTAGGTCAGCAGTAGAGCCTCCCATAGCCCTGCCTCTGCCGGGATCTACTTCACTGTACAAGTCTATTGCACGTTCAGCTACTTCTTCCTCAGACTCTCTAGCTAAATCACTAGCTGCTTGTTGCCAATCAGTAAACGGCGTGCGTGGGCCAAAGTACATATCCCCGCTTGCTAGGCGGTCTATCATTTCTTGGTTTAGACCTATGCTTCCTAAATCAATCTGCATAAGCTACTTACTTCCTTGTCTTCTCAAATGAGCGCATTGCACCTAAACCTAACATACCCATAAGGACAGGCATCATAGTTTCTAGTGGTACTAAGGGTATAACAATGTCTATACCTGCTAGAGCCAATACAAAGTTAGAAAACGGAATTGTGATGAAGTTACCGAACATGCCTAATCCACATGTCCAGCCAATGAAGGGTCGCCATCCAGAAACAAATAAACTAGAGTGTCCTGCCTCTACTTTGTTTACTTCTAGCTGACCTTTAGCTAACTCTTGAGCATGACGCTCAGACATGGTAGCAATCTCGTGAGCCAAAGCATTCTTCTGGTCTTTGTCCTCAATAAACTTATCAAGCAACCCTGATACTGGGCCGACCAAACTAGCTACTATGCTCATACTCAGCTACCTCAATAAAACTAGGGGCCACCGTAGCAGCCCCCAGTTAGATGGTTATTACTTAGGAACAACCAAAGTTACACCTGACTCAGGACGTAGTACGGAAACACCATACAAAGTATCTGAGGTAAACAGGTTAGCCAAGAACTCTTGCTTGTACTGAGTCTGTGAGCGAACTCCCAGTTGTTCAGCCATTACAATTGCATCCTTCTGGATCAACAGAGCGCCCAGAGAGTCTACAGCAGAAGCAGAGTTATCGCCAGCAGCTTCAACAACAGGGCAGTTGGTGCTAACAAATACGTCAATGCCGTACAGTTGACCAATCTGACCATTGGTGACTTGACCGTTGTTTACGAAGTCAGAGCTTACGTAACGATCAATACCCATGATGGTGTTGCGAACTGAAGGAGGAATAACGAAGCAACGGTTTTCCATAGGAACATCAGCATCGTCCAGCTTCTGGATCAGACCACGGAAACCAGCGTCAGTGAATACATCAGCAGGAACAACCGTGTCAGCCGTGTAAGTAGACAGACCGTTAGCAGCGTCTACGAAGAACGTACCGCCGTTGTTCAGGTAGGTCGTAGAAGACGTACCGGAAGCGCCAAGGCCAGTAGCCAGGCTGTGCAGGTCAGTATCAACTTGCTTCGCCAAAGCGTAGCCAGCATCTTCCGTGTAGAACTGACGCAGTGAGCTAAGAGCTTGTACGTCCGTAATGTCTTCAATCAAACGTGAGTATTCAAAGTGCTTGTTAATAGAAATTTGAACTTCACTTTCCGTAGCGTTCTGAACCGTTACAGCAGTGTTCTCAGCTTTAGCGTGAGCGTCACCACGGACAGGCTTAGGCACATGGATCGTGTCACCTTTCTTACCAGCCATAGACATCTTCTTGACAAGGTTTGCCAAGACGAGGTTCTTTTGGTACGCAGCAATAATCTCGTCACTCCAGATTTCTGGAATAAAAGTAGCTGCACTAGTGTTGTCAACGAACCCGCCAGTTGCGGGATATGTGGAATCAGTCATAATAAATATCTCCTAAGATATACTATCTGACCCGTTTCTCTGCGTATGCCTTCATAATCTCTGGTTGTAGAGCAGCATAGCGATCAGGGTCGTTTCTCATAAGGTTAATAATGTCTGCGCGTCGGTAGATCTTCTTAGGTGCTGATTCAGTGCTACCACTAGCATTGCCAGTAGAAGCTGCTTTAACTGCTTGCTTACGGGATTGCTCCTCTACAGCGGCAGTCTGCTGTACAATGTTCTGTCGCTCTTTCCACAAGCTAAATAGCTCATCAGCGGCTTCACTATCGTACTGCTGGTCTGCTGCTACAAACAGCCTAGTCCTAACATTGGATGCTTTAATCCACTCAGCAAAGTTAGCATCTTGCAAGATCTGGTTCATATCAGGGTGCTTACGTTGTAGCTCTGATAGTGCAGTGCTTGCCTTGTACTGCTTTGTAAGTTCTTCAGCTTCCTTAATCTTAGGATGGTTCTGAATCGCCCTATCTACAGCCTTATCAGGGTCTGTAAACCAATCTACTTCTTCGTCTTGTTGTGGTGCTTCTTTAGTATCTTCTGTGAGTTGTGTCTGGATATACGTATCAACAACCTTACGTAGCTCACCTACTTCAGAACTCTGTCGGCCCAATAGCTTCTCAGCTTCTTGGTGCATCTGTACAAGTTCTTCGGCAGACTTACCTTTGTACTTGTCTGGGATCTCAGGTTCCTGGGGTTCAGGAGTTTCCTGTTGTTCCTCTACTTGTTCAAACATCGCTAGTTGTTGTTCGTTCTCTTCTTGGTTATCCTGCTGACGCTCAGGTTCAATAATCTTAGCCATTATTAACTCCGTACCTTAGTATTGTGGAGATGTTTAGTATGAAGGTTCTCTAAGAGGTTTGCCTTCGTTCATATGCCATGTGCTGCTCCCTACGTTTAACCCACCTATCATGTGCATCAGGGAAGTCTCCACTAATGCCTTCAAGGTTAGATCTCACTGGGGAGATAACACGTTTAGCGTCCAAGCCACAACTGCACCTAGAAGTTGTGACATCAGACTTAACTAAATCTTCAAACAGTTTGCCACAAGGACATCTGAAATCAAACAGCCTCATCTACAGACTCTTCTGATTCTGCTTGTTCGTGAGCGTTATCAATCTGTGTTTCAAGATTTAGTATGGTTGCTAGGATAGCTAACTGACCTTTGCGAAAGTTCAAGTTATCATTATCCGTAGTCATTTCTACTGAGTTGATCTGTCCAACATTACCTTGTAGGTCAGAGATTAGCTGCTTCCAGCCTTCTGATCTAAACATAGCAAAGTAGTTGTTGAAATATGTTTCTAACTCTTGAGTCATCGTATTTTACCTTTGTTAAAGAATACTGGATGTACGTAAAGTACCTATATATTATATCATACTTTTTCGTGTTTGTCAAGTGTTATTTTGTTAAATATGAAATTAAAAGTGCTAGGCACATAGGTACTAGAAATATCAATACACCTATAACAGCACCTATTTCTCTAACGTCTTTCCAAAATTTCTTCTTAGCTGCTATTGCTCTAGCTAACTCTACTTGTTTAGCTTTTCTAGCCGCCGCCATAGAAGCCATAGCTTCTTGGTAAAGTTGTCCGTTACCGCTGACTGTAAAGAGATCTTTAATCTCTTGCATAGTCTCTTGTATTTGTTTTTTAGCTAGTGCAGCTTTAACAGCATCTGCTTCAGATAGCTTGCCTTCATTCTGCGCTCTAGCTAACTCTACCTCTGCACCTCCAAGAGTAGATAAGAAAGCAGAGATACTTGAGATATCATTGGTAGTCTCAGCTACACGCTTGATAGCAGACGTAGCAGCATTGACACCAGCGACAATTGCACTTATCTCTGCTATCACTGTCAGCGGCCCCTACGTCCGCCAATAGTCTTAGTTCGTCGGTTTTTAGGTGTAGCTCTTCTACTGTTCTTAGGTGGACGGCCTACTTTATTTCCGTATGTTCCTTTACCGTATGGCATGTTACTTGCTCCTAGTTCTTGTCTTACGAGCTAATGTTTGATTAGCTCTCATGGACTTAGCACCCTTACATTTCCAACGCTTACGTGATAAGTTATTGGGTGTGTTAGGGTCGTTCTGCTTCTTTTTAGGAAGACGTTTCTTGATACCTAGTGACCTAGCACAGTAGCTGTCGCCCTTACTGGTTCCTGGCCTAACTCTAGGGCCACCGTCTTTAGCTTTCCCTGCCTGACCGTAAGAGACTCTCCTGCCACTGGAAGTCACTTTTACTTTTGCTTTACCTCTACGTGGACTAGGCATTACGCCGCCTTCTTGTTCGGTAGTTTCTTAACATTCTTTGCCTCTAACTCTTTAATCTTAGCTTCTAGTTCATCAAACTTTTTGTTGACTTGATCTACTATCTGAGTTAGTTCTGTACGTGTTACGACCATCAAGTTATCCTTGTTGTAATTGAAGGGGTTGCATGGGTTGCACTGGTTGCGGTGCTTGTTGTTGAGGTTGATTCTTTAGGTCAATCTCTTTTTCTTTCAAGAATGTCTGAGCAATCTTCATACGTCGCTCAAACTCCTTGTCCTCTTGGTCGCCTGCCTTCAGGTTAGCTGTGACTGCCTTAATCTGGTCAATCTGTAGCTCCTGTGGTGCAAGCTGTGTCTCTACAGCAATCTTCTGCGCTCTAGCACTAGACTCCTGTGCCTGACCGTTGAGTGCTGCTGTCTGTGACTGCTGGAAGGCCATCTGTGCCTGTGCAGCCTGTTGCTGCATCTGCTGCTGTTCAGGTGTAGGCTGTGATGCCTGCTCTGCCTGAGCCAACTTAGTCATCAGCTCTTCACGGTTAGATAGGTTCATGTTGTCAATGATTGACTGAATCAACGTGTTGTACAGTGGAGACTCTGCTGGCATAGTTTGCAGTAACTGTACAAGCTGTGTCACTTCGTACTCACGAGCAATGATGCCTAGAGTAGACGTAGTGTTAAACTTGTAGTCCTTAACAGGATAGTTCTCTGGATCAAACTGCATGTAACGACAAGCAGCCATCTTAACAAAAGGAATCAAGAAGGACTGTTGGAAGTTAATCAAGGTACGCTTGTGACGCTTGATGATTGCACCAAGGGACATACTAATACCAGCAGCCGTAGCGTCACCGTTGATACTGCCAGGAATACCAGCAGAGTCAATAGCACCTGTAGACATCTGAACCATCTTCTGTAGTTCTGCTGCCTGTGCAAATGTAATCTGACTAACCTGACCAAAGTTGAATGGGTTGATGACAGACTTAGGGTCGCCGTTAGTTAACAAGATCTTACCTGGGCGTACTTCTGGACGAGAGCCTCTAGGAAGGCGTGTAGCGTCCATAGCCATCATTGGATGCACAGTTAGTGCTAGAGCATCAATACGGGCACGAAGCTCTGTGTCAAGCGCCTTCTGGCTGTTGTAACCTTTCTCACACACACCACGTCCCCAGAACCTACCTGGAACTACATCCCAAGGAAAGGCTACTACAGGACGATCCTGCATCATGTATGGGTTAGCTTCTGCTTTTAGTAGGATGCCTCCATTAGCCACAACCACAATAGCTTCAACGTAATAGCTGGCATCTTCATCGTTCTCTGGTTCCTCTAGTTCAATATCAGCAATGTCTTCATCGTCATCAAGCAGTGCTTCTTTTTCACCAATCTCTAGCAAGTAACGAGGCACAAGTCCGTAGTATTTCGTTAGGCGTACCTTGTCCTCATCGTAGCTCGTTAGGTCTTGATCTGGCTCTAGGTCGTAGTCACTAGCCGCCTGACCTACGTACACGCTCCTGTAGACACCTTCTTCCTGTAGCTGTTGTACCTTGTGTCGTGGCACAAACTCATCCACAGCAACGCCTATAGCGTCCTGTATGGAGGTTGCTACTGGGTCAATCAGGAAGTTCTGTGGCAGTACAGGGCGTAGCTTAACTACTGTACGGTCTGTGACGTTAACACCTACTGCTTGTAGCTGTCCATCCATGATAGGCTGTGTAGCAGGAGCCATCTCTTTGACTTCCTCTAGCACTACTTCAGCTACACCAGTACCAAATACTGCACTGTTGATGAGACACTCACCTACTTGCTTGCGTATTTGAGTCTTCTCAAAGTCCTCATGCAGTTTAGTGCGTAGATATACAACATCTTGTGCTTCTGCATCCCCAAGATCGTCGGTAATATCAAAATACTTACCACGACCGAAAGTTGCTTCCTCAATCTCAGCTACACTGGACTCTACAGCCTGCTGTAATGCAGGTGAAATGATACGTGAACGCTCACTTTTGCGCTCCATATCTTCTGCTGCCCAGATTCCACGCCATAAACGGTAGAATTCTTCAAATCTTTCTGCATAATTGGACTCATAGTGGTCTCGCCACGAGTCACACTTAGCCATTACCCAGTTTTCTAGGTGTTCGTCGCTTGACAGAACGTCATTGTCACCGTAATCCATTACCGACCCCTTCGT